GTATTCCTTTCGTGTGTTCAGTGCCTATATACGTAACATAATACAAAACACTCGTGAAGTCAACTACTAAAAACCACCAAAATCAACATCAATTTCCAAATCGTTTGTAATTGTTCCGAGATCGATGCATACTGGAAAGGGCTTATCAATAGTACCTATATCCAATCTTGTCAAGTCGGAAAAAAACTTTAAAATAAACTTTTTTGGTATTCCAGTGTATAATCGATTATACCATTCTATATCACGCTTATAAAAAATTTCAGTAGACTTAAAAATGTCGTTTATAAAAATAGTATTTCTAAGAATATTTTCGTTATATAAATCAGGACGACGTCGTTCGATAGAAAGACCTAAAAATATATTAAGATCTTCCATTTTTACAAACATAGTATTTTGATTCAACTCTTTATGTTGATAATATAAAATACTTTGAAACCCGGTGTGTTCATCGTAGTGCATATCGATTTTAAATCTTTCAATCCACTCGTCAACTTTTTCTTTAGACCATAGCCGTGGATGATCTTCGGCTTTGGATAAATTTCCTTCAAAGGAATACCACCAACTAACAAATCTGTTATACGGATCACGTACAACCTTAACTATAGTGTACTCAGAATAATCTGTAATAGAATTATGTGTTAATTCTTTATAATTAATATACGGAGCAATGTCGTAGAGAAAATTTGTTCCACACCGTGCTACTGCACAAATGATGATTTTTTGTTCTTCATTATAAATTACGTGCATCGTTGTTTTCGGTAGGACGTCTCATAGCTTTTGCAAGGCCATACTTTCTGATGTCACCACTAAACAGTGTTAATTCTACTGCTTTTTTTTCGTTTGTAACAAAAACACTTTTTTTAGTTAAGTAGTACGGGCTATCGATGTATTTGTCTAAATATATCATAACTTGTGCAGTAAGTGGCATATCCAACGGAAAAGGTATTTCGTAAAAATCGAGCCCCATATCTTTCAAAGTGTTATATCCAGTCTCTGTTAACCCTAGCCCGCCTTCTTTTTTATCTCGCGTATTTTGCCACCACAATGGTATGACTTCCGCTACGTTTTCATCGGTGGAACGTCTTCCTAATTGTTGTAAAAAAACTTTTGTATATAAATTTTTATTCATCTTTAACTTCGTCGCCGCTTGTAAGTTTATAAACAGCAAAATCAGTAGTTTTAAACATGCTATTCAATTTTTTTGACAAATTGTGTGCATGACCAGGATTTGAAAAACTTGTTTTTTTATATTTTGGTCCAGGATAACTAGTTAACGAATTTGAACTTTTTAAGTTAAACGGCTTTCCTTTATAAAATACTGCCCATACTGCGTCTGCATCTAATACTTGTTCGCACTTGTATGTTCTACTATTTATAAATTCTAATAATATATTTGGCTTAGGTCTGCTCATAGAATACTCCGAATTAAATACGTATATATTTATGACAGATTTAACTCCAATTGCCTCCAGCATCCATAGAAACGGTTATAGTTTCATTACTTCCGCCTGAGTTTTCTTTTACAAACTTTTCTAAATCTCCGTTTAGTCTGCCCATCACAATTCCTAAAGTAAATGCAAGAGACTTTGCAGTAACTATGTCTAGTCTAATTTCTTTAGAATTGCTAGAATCAGCACCTTTAACTTGTTGTATAAACTGTGTTATTGGAGTTGTATTAATTGGATCTATTGACATTATTTAACGCAACCTTCATTTCGATATCTGTTTTAAACGGTCCTAGATATTGATTTTTTTCTATAGTAATCAACTTTGGGCAAAAGCTTTTGAGCCAGTTAACATTAAATTTAACAAGATAGTAACCTGCACAGTAAACACTTTTTGATTTTTCACTTTTAGTAAACAAAGGAAGTTTACGAGAAATGTCAAACATACTATTATAAGGTACGCATCTAGTCGGATATCCTTGTACTGAATGTTCGTTGTTTGAAGTAATTGGAGTTGTAATCTTAGCAGTTAAGAAATTTTTTCCAAACTTCTTTTTAAGTTGCTTTTCGTCTTTATAAAAACTTATAGCACCCTTGCTTGATAGTATAAACGAATTTTCATCTTTGGTTAAAGTTCCTACTCTAACACCCGCGTCTTCAACGATCCAAAACTTGTCTTGTAGTATTTCTTTTGCAGTAATATGCTGTTTCATTGTAATTCTTTCTCTTTAGGATATTTTGCATTTAGAGGTTCACTAAATGCCACGGCCTGATCTGCAATGCGTTTCATATCCCATTTTGCACAAAATTTCATAAGCTTCATTCCGACCTGTGTAACATCCTTAGGAACAACTTCGGCAATAGTATTATTGATTTCAGTTCTAATATGAGGGGGTTGAGCCGACAAGTCGCACAAAGTTACATTTCGATAGTAGTCGTCAATTACTCTGTGCTCTTTGCCTTCGTGATCAGTCCAACGTTGTAACATAAGATTGTTCCACGAAAAGCCTTTGGAGTTTTTATCTGCAAATGCTTCAGCAAGACCTACTTTATTCTTAGTGCCTTTTACCCTAACACCTGGATATGCACTAAACACGTTGTCGCTTGTATCACCACGCATACACTTTTCAAACAGCAGCCATTGCGGATCTGGTGCTGGGCGCGGCCCCTTTAGTTTTTTATCAATTACTTCTTTGCCTTTTTCATCAAAATAACCGTCTATAGTAATGGTCATATTAGCAATACCGTTGTATTGCTTTACATTATGAGAAACTAGCTGAGCAAAGTCGCTATCTGTGGAAATAATAATGTGTTGATCGCTAGGATGATTTTGAATCCATCCAGCAATTAAGTCATCTGCTTCGAGTACAGGATTGCGCATCACAGTGCAATTAGTCTTCTCAATAACAAAATCTTTAAATTCGTCAAAGATCTCCCAAAAGATCTTATCTTCTTCTTCTTCGCGTGGCGTTAGTGCAGCTCTAGCATCGGCTCTATTTCTTTTATAGGGTGCATAAAAGTCTTTGCGCCAAGACCTGCCTTCAAGACAAAACACAACATGATCTGCTTTAAAGTCAGTCCAAGCTTTTTTAATGCTCTGAAGAGTAATGTGCATAGCCATGCCAATTTTAGTATCGATGTCGCCCTTAACAACATGTCGGGCACGAAAAAAAGTGTTAGCAGTGTCTACAAGAATGTAAGTTGTCATGATACCTCGGATTTGCCTTTAGCGATTGGAACTACATTAATATAGCCGGATCCACGCTGTGTGTCAAGTCCTTCTTCGTTTAACATTTGATATACTATATCGCGGAACCAACGATCCACAATTTCTTCTTCAGGATCTGCTTCAGTACCGTAGCTGTTAAGTATTAAATCCTTAATAAAATACTCATTCCAATCTAGTTCAAAAAACCCATTGCGTATGTTTTCTGGATTTATTTTAGTATCAATAACAGAGATATAAGGTTCTTCTTTACGAGTTGCTCTGTCTTTAGGAGAAAGACGTGCTAATTCAGCTTCTTCTTCTACAATTAACTTTTCTGCACGTAATTTAGCTAATTCGGCTTCTTCCTCTACTCTTTTTTGTGCAGCCACCCGGGCAGCTTCTTCGATAGCAGAGATTCCAGTTATTTTCTTAAGCCAGTTTTTTACCATCCTATTTTCTCCCAAGGAACATCTTTATCTCCGAAATGTCCGTATACGCAATTTTCACTATACTTATGAAAGTTAAACAAATCAAATCTATCAATAATGCCTTTTGGACTTAGGTCAATTTCGTTACGAATAAACTTCTCGATACTACGATTGTGACCATTGCTATCAACAAGAATACTGGTTGGCTGTTTAACACCGATAGCATATGACAATTGAATATTACACCAATCTGCCATTTCATCTGCTACTACGTTTTTAGCCAACCAACGGGCCATATACGCAGCACTGCGATCTACCTTCGTAGGATCCTTTCCAGAAAAAGCGCCACCACCGTGGGGAGCAAAGCCGCCATAAGTATCAACAATGATCTTACGCCCAGTAACTCCGGCATCACCATCAGGACCACCAATAACAAAATTGCCGGTAGGATTAATATGCCATACAGTTTTTTCATCGATTAAATCTCCTAATACCTGTTTTACTGCATCACGAATTGGTGCCTTAACACTGTGATTAAACCCATCACGGTGCTGTTGACTAACAACAATTTGATCGATACGTTTGATAATGCCTTCGCGTCTAGCACCATTATACTCAACACTTACTTGTGATTTAGCATCAGGCAATAAGAAATTATAGCCATCTAGTCGCATGGCTTTTAGTTTTTTCAAAATTTCA